AACAGGGTGAGTGTTGCCGTCCCCAGTGGGTGGAAGATCCACGAGGAATTGCCCTTTCGGGCGGTTGTAAGGATAACCCGCACTCGTCGTGCGGTTAAGTCCGTCGACATAAGCAACCCCGGGCGTGCCATTCACTGCAGTGTACTCATCATACACTTCCAAAGGCGACCTCTTCGCATCAGGCCCATTCAGACCTGCCAAGAAATCTGCAGTCAGACTCGCGACACATTCATCTATGTCACGCTGCAAAATGGCATTCACAGGGTTAACCAAGTCGGCAGTGGCATGTTGCCACGGACTCCAGCCGATCAGCACAGGCGCCGCATGCAACACTTGATACCCATAGCGCTCACAGATGTAATCGCAAATGGGCGTCTTCCCCACTCTAGAGCGCCTCCTCGGCGCAACAGACGTCAGCGAACCATACACATCGGCAACTCCCTTAGGAGTATACCGGATGGTAGATTTGGCCGACAACTCTATCAGCTCCACATTTTCAGCGGAAGCCTCATTTAGAGTCGGGGCAGTAGCATTTAGCACCACCGGGTTGGCGTGTTCGAGCGCTCTCGCTACAAAGTCGGTGTCAATCGACGATGAGAGAGATTTGCTCTCACTCCCGGCATTGTGTATACCGGCAATTACTGGACCCTGAGGTGTGTCCAGCAATAAAACAGAACCACAGTCGCCATCTTCTGTGGATTCTTTAGGAGCTGCGATCCACACGTCCTCGTCCTCAATGAAGGCTTCCCCCTTGAATTTCATAGTCCTGCGCAACTTCTGCGCACCATTGACATAGAGCCTCTTGGTGGACCCATCCTTCTGCTTAATCAGGTAAAAACCGTCATTTTGGGCATTAAAGGAGGGCGTCGCCACACACTTGAGGGCAGCCTTGGGGGGCATGCCATCTAAGCGCACAAAGGCGATATCCTTCTTCGGGAATCGGACAACTTGCTCTTCCGTGATAAACAGGGTCTTGTTGGCACACACATTCTCTTCGGGAACGGCAACTACAACGACCTTGAGTTTGCCCCATTGAGGGATGGTATGGTTGGCGAATATATAACTCGACCCACCAAGGCACAGCCCTCGGGACTTCACAGTGAGCGTCTCATCTTCATTGAAACACTCCACGTAGACCGTATTTTTCATAACTGCTCGCACAGCATTCTCAAAATTCGGCCCACGGCAAGATGCGGTGGACGGGGTGACCTCAAACGATGCGCATGAAAACGCGGCTCTATACCACACGTTCGTACGCTCCTCAGCGTCTCTCCTGGGCGCAGTTTGCACCGAACCCTGTGAGGCCAACTCCTTGGCGAAATAGGTATAAAACCCATACGCCGCCCCAGCTATCGCCAGGGCTTTGACAAGATATCTCAATAATTTCGGCGTCTTGAGATACAACCTTTCAACTCGAGCCCCCATGTGCTTCCAATAGTTGATGCC